TGGCCGCCATTGAAGACGGCGAGCCAGGTCAGCGTCACAGTGCCCCAGGCCGAGATGACATCGGCCAGCGGCAGGAGCGGCTTCACCCCGGCATTGCCGCCGAAGACGCCGGCGAGCAGGATCACCGCCCAGCCGGCGATGATCAGCCCCTGCCAGGCGCCGCGCCAGAACTGCCACGCGCCGAAGCCCTTCTCGATCTCGGCGGCCTGGGCGTCGGAGCCACGCTGCGCCTCGATCTCCCAGAGCCGGATCATCTCCGGCGCCGCCGCCTCGACCTGCGCGATCACGGGGGCGGCCGCTTCCGGATCCTTCCGGATTGCTTCGGTCACGGCCTCGGGCGTCGACGCGGTGCCGAGCTTCCCGGCCAGCGTCTCGACGACCTTGCCGGCGAGCGTCCCGGCGGTGGCCCCCGCCGGGCCGCCGACGGCCCCGCCGACGATGCCGCCTATCTGCTTGGCGCCCTGTTTGAACAGCTCGCCCGCGAGCGAGCCGAGCGTGGTGGCGAGATCCATGGCGTCAGCCTTTCGCGGCGGAGCGGAAGCCGGACAAAAGCCGCGACCACCAGGACGGGGCAGGCCGCGGGTCCCGCTCGAGCATGCGGTCAGGCGGCAGCGGGGGCGAAGAAGGCGCGTCATGCTCGGGCTCGACCCGAGCCTCTCGGGCCACAGTGGGCGCGGGCTCCGGCCGCGCCAGCGGCGGCGGGATCGGCCGCGCCGTCTTGACGAGCGCGCCATGCAGCGCCGAGCGGGTCGCTGGGCCGGCGATGCCGTCGGCGAGGAGGCCGCGATCGGCCTGGAAGGCCTTCACATCGGTCGGGCCGTAGCCGAGCAGGACCAGCGAGGTCCGCGTCAGATAGTCGAGCCGGTCGTCATAGCCGTTGAGGCCGCCATTGATCCGCCGGGTGATCATCTCGACATTGCCGGCGTCGGCGAAGCGGTTCAGCCCGCGGGTGTCCCAATACCAGAAGGGGCCGAGCCCCTCCCAGGGATCGGTGTTGACGAGGTCGGGCTTGGCGACGAAGTCGGGCGCCTGCGGGTTGACCTTCGCCCGGCACCAGTCGCGGAACTCGCGATAATTGCCCTTGCCGGTGATCTGGATTCCGGTACGGCCCATATAGAGCTTGCCGTCGCCATCGGCGGCCGCCGTGTTGCCGAGATCGGTGCGCGTGTCATAGCGCTTCTGCGCCGGCGTCGGCCCCCAGATCTCGCGGTCGTATCGGAAATCCGCGCTCTCGTGCATCAGCTGCGGCAGGAACTGCGCGAGCCGGTGCGGCTGGTCGAGCCCCATGATCGAGCCATAGCGGCTGTAAGCGAGGAGGAACGACTGCGCATTGGCCGCGTCGACCGGGCGCTTGGCGATGCGGCGGATCATGTCGAGCGACAGCATGGGGGCTCCGGTCAAGAAAAAGCCCGCCGAAGGGCGGGCTGGGACAGGCGAGGCTGAGGCTATCGGTCCGCCTGTTGATGCAGTATGGTCCTGATGGGCCTCCGAAGGGGGCCTGGGGCGTAGGAACCCCGTCCGAAGCGGCCAGGTGCGGCCGTCAACTTGCACTCTCCGCCTCATGTCGGGGAGGCCGTCGCGCATGTTCAGGCGCAAGCTAAAGGCGACGGCGCTCTTCTTCGGACGAGTTCCTAACTCCCCGGCACCAGACCGGAGAGATGGATGCGTCATGCGCTCATGCTGGCTTTTGCGGCGACCCTTGTCGGGCAGCCGCAGCCCCCGACAAGCGGAGCGCCTGATCCGGGCATGCAGCACAAAGGTTGGACGATGCCGAAGCCGCAGCCAAGGCGCATGATCAAAATGCCGGACGGACACGCTATTGAGACAGAAGAGCCGAGAGGACGCGAGCCTACCCCGCATCAGGAACAACCTTCGCGATGACGTAGCTGTAGGGCGAAGCAGCGTCCGATCCGTCGCCATTGACGTTCACGCATGCAAGCCCATCCGTCTGTGGAGCGCCGGTCGAATGAGAGCAGCCCCAGAACTCAAGGCGGTAGCATCCAACTTGCATGAGCCGCTCCTCCCCGATCGTTGTCAGGTCGGCATAGTGATCGTCTATGGACGCAATGTTTTTTGCGGCCTTGCCGAAGCGCGTCACAAAGGGCACGCAGGCATCATGATAGACTCGGTTGACCGTGCTGGCAGGCGGCGCCGGCAGTGGCGCCGGCGAGCACCGGAGCGTCGCCCGCACAGCAACCCCGATCGGGCCAGTGTAGCCGACGTCCGCACCTCGGTGCCTCAGATTGACCTTGCCCATCCATTGAAGCGTCGCCGGGCCATCGATCGCAAAATCGACGCGGAACTGCTCCAGCCGCGTCCATGGAGTCGACAGGACAGGGTCGGCATTGAACCCGCGAAACAGCTGGTAAGGTATTGTGAGGATGCGTTCGAACCGCTGCATGGCAGGGGAGGCCTTGGGTTAGAGGTCATGATCATGCGCCGAGGCGAATGAGCGAGATGCGGCCGGTGCAGGTAGCTGTCCCGCCCGAAATCTGGCGAGCCTGGCCTCTGATCTTCTCCCCATTGGCTCGGCGAATGACGCCCGTTACCGTCACGAAGGGAGCCCCGGTCGTCGTCCGCGAAGAGTTGTAGGCGAAGGAATTGCCGCCGGTGGCCGCATCTATGAGCTGGCCCAGCATTTCCGTGTTGCTGCTCGGGTGAGCCCCACTGAAAACAGCGAGCCAGAGACCCGCGGTGTTCGGGCCGACCGTGAGGACGCCGCCGGAAAAGGTCGCGTCGCCCAGGTTGGAGTTCAAATTGGTGTAACCGGTGATATCGGTCTGGGTGCTGTCGGACAGCGACTGCGACCAGGTGGCGTTAAAGCTGACGGGAACCGTCGCCGCCACCGTCGCAACCGTGTCGCTGGGCAGCGAGGTCAGAACACGGATGTTGGTGCCGTCATCGATCGTCGCGTAGACGGTTCCGGAAACGAGATCGCCAATGGCGGGGTCGCTTCCGTCGCGCTTCTTGATGCGTCGGTTGCCCAGCGTCGAGATGTTCGCATTGACCGTTGTCGAGGTGTTCGTCGCCGGGGCGATGATGTTGAGCACGCGCCCGGCCGCGTAGGCCGGCACGGCGAGCGCAGGCGACACGGTCCAGGCGTTCGCCGTTCCGGTCGCGACCGCATAGGTGGCGTGACCCGAGGCCATCGCCTTCGCCAGCAGCAGATCGTCGAGATTGGTCGGGGACACGCTTGAGCCGGAGCGCACCACCCCCCGCAGCTGGGCCAGCAGCGCGTTGAGCAGCCCTGCGCGCAGCTCGGTGCCGTCGCGGGCCTCGACCGAGCTGCAATCCTTCAGCCAGTCGTCGGGGTCGCCCGCGCCGTTCTCAGGCGTAAGGCTCGGCCGCGAAGCTGCCGGTCGCGCGCAGAAGAAGGCGCCGGGGCCCCAGAGATTGACCATGTCGGGATCCTCTAGATTTCGATGAAGACGAGGTCGGCATGGGCGGGCGCGATCCGCCGGATCAGGCAGGTCAGCCCCTCGATGCCGACCTCGCAGTCGAAGCTGTCGCCCGCCAGCATCAGGCCGAGGATCGGCCCTGCCGCCGCCGGAACGGCATAGGCCGGCGAGGCCGCGCGATCGATGGTGATGCGCCAGGCCACGCCCTGCGACGCGCCCATGACGAAGGTGCCGGCGAGCCCGCAGCCGAGGCAGCAATCCTCGACCAGCGTGACGACCTCCTGCTCGATCGTGATCGACCAGCCGCGGCGCAGCGCCGCCGCCACCGCATAGGCCGGGATGCTGTCGCCGACGGCGTTGACCTTCTCGCAGACATCCGCGAAGGGGTCGCAGCCATCAGGCACGCCATGATCGAGCGCCCAGAGGTCGCGCGTCTCGGTCGCGCTCGAGCAGAAGAATTCGTCGATCAAGGCGCAGAGTCGCCGCTCGGTCGGGCCGAAGGCCGCGCCAAAGCCGGCGAAGACCCGGCCCATGACCGAGCCTTCAAGATCATCATGCCCGCCATGCCGCCAGGCATCGCCGCGCGGGCGATAGGCGGCGATCTGGCGGCCGAGCTCGGCGTCGGAATGGCAGAGCGGCGTCGTCATGCGAAGGTCAGCGTGCCGAGGACGGCGGTCTGTCCCGAGGCGAGCGCGATGTCGCTGGTCGGCGTCACGACCTCATGGCTCTGCTCGCCGGTCGCGTTGGCGACGGCCTGCCAGATCCAGCTGCGCGAGAAGGCGGCGGGCGTCGCCAGGAAGGGCATGGACGGGTGCGGGGCGGCCGCGCCGGCGACGCGGCTGTTGGCGAAGAAGCTGTTCGCGATCTCGGCCGCGATGGCGCTGCGCACCTCCGGCGTGCCGGGGATGACGCCAGAGAGCACGATGTCGACCGGCACGGCTTCAGCGATCCGCACCACCGGCAGCGCCGCGCCGGGGCCTACCAGGCGCAGCGCCTCGCGCACGGCGACGCGGTCGCTGTCCAGCGGGATACCGTTCGGGCGGGTCTGGTCGAAGAAGGGATAGACCACCACCGTGCCGCGGCCATGGCCGAGCGGCTCAAGGAAGGCGCGCGTCACGCCGGGCACGGCCAGCGTATAGCGCAGCCAGTCGGGCGTTGCGCCGGCATGCTCGGGGAAGGCCTTGGCGAAGAGCAGGCGGGCGCGATAGGCGCCGTCCTCCTCCGGATCGGCCGCGCCGCCGAGCCCTGCGGTCGCAACCGCGAAGGTGGCGGAGCCGGTCAGGCCCGAGGAGGCCGTCAGCCCGGCACCGGCCCCGGTCGCACCGGCGGCACCGGCGAGCGCCGCGGTGACCTGCACCGTGGCCGTGCCGGCGCCGGCCAGGACGATGCCGGCATCGACCGTGAAGACCGCGCCGTCGGAGCGCAGCAGCGTCGCGCCGGTGGCCAGCGTGATGGCGCCCGCCGCCGTGACGGTGACGGGGCCCTTCGCCGCGCTCGCGCCCTTGCGCGGCACGGCGGGCTTCATCTCGGCGCCATGTCGGTCGAGCTGGTCGGCATCGCAGGTCGCCACGAAACGCTGATCGGCCGCCCAGGCGGCGAAGCGCTCGAGGTCATAGGCGAAGCCGGCGAGGATCTTCGCCACGGGGGCCAGGTTGTTGCGGGCGAGCGCCGCGTCGGCGCCGTGCAGATTCGCGGTGAATCCGCGCTGCGCATCGGTGACGATCTGCTGCAGCGTGCGCGTCTGCCAGGGCATGGGGGAGCCTTCAGATCTCGCGCCAGAGGCGCTCGAAGCGTTGCGAATAGGCCAGCGCGCCGTCGCGCCCGGCGATGCGGATGTCGAGCCAGATGCCGCGGCGCGGGTTTTCGATCAGCCCGGCCTCGACCGTGACCGAAGCCGCGACCCGGTCGCGCAGCATCCAGGCCAGCGCCTCGGTGGCGTAGGTCTGGGCCAAGGCGGCGACACGCTCGGTCGCGACCTCGTTCTTCAGCAGCCAGAGATGGCTGCCGATCTCCTCCGGCGCCTCGCCTTCGGCGGCGACCGCGTCGCCCCACCA